TGATCACCATAGAAGGCCTGAGCAAAAAACAGCAGATCATAGCAGACTGCTTCTACTACAGGTGCCACACCCAACGTGATGTGGAAGCCGTACTCCATCACTACGGCAAGGACGCTCGCACAGTCTATGAGCTCTTGACCGCTGCCGCACTGGACAGCTACATGGAGACAGATTTGGCTCTAGAGCTGATTGACTACATCAAATCTAGATAGTATACTACAGACTGTAAATAACACTAAGGAGAACCAAATGGCACGTAAAGCCGCTACCAAAGCAAGCCCATCAACCAACATTCTAGAGTTTGATCAAGAAGCTATCAAGCTCAGAGAGCGTGAGGTAGCCAAAGAGACTGACGAGCAGATCCTTACCCGCTTGGACGAACGCTTCCAGATCCTAACCGAAATGACCAAGGCCGTCAAGCAGGGACACGTTACTGCCATGATCGTGTCAGGTCCTCCAGGCGTAGGCAAATCCTACGGTGTTGAAGCAGTCTTACAGAAGGAAGACCTTTTCAATACTCTAGCAGAACGCAAACCCAAGTTCGAAATCATCAAAGGCGCTATGAGTGCTATCGGGCTATACAGTAAACTGTTTGAATACAGCAACAAGGACAATGTGATTGTGTTTGATGACTGCGACTCAGTGCTACTCGATGAGATCAGCTTGAACGTGCTCAAAGGTGCATTGGACAGTTCCGAACGCCGTTTCATTAGCTGGAACACGGACAGTCGCCTATTACGCTCAGAAGGAGTGCCTAACAGGTTTGAGTTCAAAGGTGCTGCTATCTTTATCACCAACATCAAGTTCGAACACGTAAGATCAAAGAAACTTAGAGACCACCTCAACGCACTAGAGAGCCGTTGCCACTACATTGACCTACAGATGGATACCACTCGCGAGAAACTGCTGCGTATCCGTCAGGTTATCAACGAGAACGAGATGCTGGCCCGTTATGACTTTGACCCAGTGGTCAAACAAGAACTGATTGATTTTGTGGACGCTAACCGGGACAAGCTGAGAGAACTGAGCCTGCGCATGGTGCTCAAGCTGGCAGACCTGAAGAAGAGCTTTCCCCTAACTTGGCAAATGATGGCTAAGACCACTTGTATGAGGCGAGTGTGATCACTAGACTAGCCATAGTGCTTAGCCTAGGCCTGCTTATGGTACACCTAGGCTGGCTCTGGGATACATTGGAGTTTTGGTCAGTGACACTGTTATTCTTTGCACAGGATAGGCTCAGCTTCATGGACGGACATAGACAGGGCTCCATACAGGGCATAGCAGACTACATCTCAATGACCGAAGATCAACAAACTGAAATTAGGCGATTGGTGAACAAATGGAAAAGAATACCCTAACCTGCGAGTGGATTGGCCGGGGCGAAGGATGTACAGAAACAGCACTGAGCAACCGAAGCTACTGCCAGTGCCACCTATGGCGTGTGTACCAGAAGGGCACACAACTGGGTCGGCGTAAGAAGGATCAGCGCACGGCCAACGATGTATTCATGTGGCAGAGCCTGTTTGATGAAGCTGTACAAGAACTTGAACTAGAAGGAGAGCTATGAGAAGTGTTGGATTTATACTAGTAGGGTTGATCACTATGTTCCTAGTGTTCATCGTGCCCATAGCCTTGGTGTGGGCAGTGAAGCAGTGGCAGTTGATCTTGAACGACCAGCTGAGCATCCTAAGTTTGGATGCCTACATCACGGGCTTGGTCACGCTGTGTATCATAGATGGCATGAGGCGCATCAAGGTTCCTGGCTAGGCGGATCGGTTGGCCGGCCAGGGGGCATATGCTATAGCGTTACACATGCTATAGCAAACTGCTTGCCGTAAATTCTAAAGTCCCCAAAGTCTCCCCCAAAGTTCTTCTAAAAACTCACTCTAAAAACCTGAGGTGGTAAGAAATCACCAGGCCCCGAGATCTCCAGACCTTTAAAATTTTGCGCGGCCAAATTTTTGTACTAGCCTATAGACCGAGCTGTTCTCGATAAATATCCATATGGGATATAGAGTAACATTAGGATCTTATTCTACACAGAGCAACTTTGTAGTAGGTGATTCAGTTCTAGTACATCTTACCACTACCAATTCAGTTCTACGTGGGCGAGTGATTGCTCTAGCATTTAGCACATCAACTGTTCAACAGGGCCAGTTCAATTACACAGTAGAATATAGCCTAATTCGCAATTCTACTTCCACAGTCACAACCACTGTGGCCATGGGAACCAATGTGTATTCTACATCAACCTACGTTTCGGACATAATAACTGAATTCCCAATATAAAACTGTTATACAACATGCGAGCCTTATGGGACACACCAGTATTACCTCACAGAGCCGTGGTACCGTGGCCTTTGGTCTATCCTCACAGTGATCTAGATTGGGTAGCCAGTGTGGATCACATACAGTCATGGTTGGACACCAATGTAGGTCCACATTGGGTAGATTGGACATGGTCAATGTGGGCTCTGCACAATCCCTATCACTGTGGAGTCAGTTTTCGTCATCCCAAGCATGTGAGCCTATTCTTGTTACGGTTTGGCTAACAGTTATCTAGTCTGTTAACTGCCATCTAAAACCTTTTTACCGATCTTGCGCTTCGCGCTGGTTGTCTCGGGCCTAGCCTATGCTCAGTTCTTGGTCTTCTAATTTTATAATTAGGTCGTTGAGTCGTTGTAGGCTACCATCTGATCTCAGAGCCTTGTACACAAGATTGGGGGTACTAAATTCACCTTGAGGTAGTTTAAGTCCCTGTTTACGATACTGTCTTAATAGATGCTGTGTAGTTATCAGTGTGTCTAGGTCTTGGGCGTGTTCACTGTGTGAGAGTATAATCTGCCATACTGCCAACATCGCTTGGATCTCTTTGCTATTAATATTGGGTTGTACTCGTTGGGGTTTTTGCAGCCACTTATTCTGTTTTACTGAGTACAGGCCTGCTGACACACCCGGGGTGCTTAGATCTTCCACGTAGAGCGTGACTGGTATACCGTATATGCGTATGTCATGTGTCTGTTCATAGAGATGGCGCTTGGTATCAAACAGTTCTTCCAGTTCGTCGTCGCAGTCTGTGCGCTTATAGTCCGAGACAAGGTGCAGGTCTAGGTCACTGTCCTCTTGGTAGTTATAGTTCACATTTGAACCTGTGATCACTATGTCCACTATGGGGAAGTCAATGTCTACGAACTGCCTAAAGTCTTGGGCTATGCGTAGCAGTGCGCCCCGCACAGAGCTTTTCAGTGTGCCTCTGGGTTCCCATAGTTTAGGGTTAAGTTCTTGATGGATCTGTAAAAACTTCATGATAGATTATTTATTAGGCTTAAATATGGTCATGAGTCATCGCAGTCTAGTGGGTCAATTATTAGTGGCCCATCCGCAAAATCCCAGAGACCGGGCCCATAGGTCTGTCAGCATCATAGTCACGCACCTACCCGAGTTGGCCGTGGCCCTACAGCTAAATGCACCCCATGAGGATCTCACACTCAGCAGAGTCAGCAAGAACATAGGCATAGATCATGAGGGTGAATCGCCCATATACTTTGGTGGTGTCATAAACCAGCACAAGATACATGTCATACACTCAATGGATTGGGCCGGGGTAGGCACTGTGCAGCTCACACCCGATATTGGCCTAACCAATGACATATCCGTGCTCATGGCCATAAGTAGAGCGCAGGGACCCGAATATTATCGTGCCTGTGCGGGCTACTGGTGCTGGGAACAGGGTCAGCTGGAGAGAGAAATTGAGGGAGATTTGGATCCAGAGATCCAAGCAGCCCATCGTTGGGAAGTCATACCCGCAGATTTTGATCTGGTGTTCCTCACTGACGCCGCGGACCAATGGCATGTAGGCATAGACACAGTGGCCCGTATACGTGTCAGTGAGTGGTTCTAGTCCTGTTCGGGATTTAGACTTTTCAGCATGGACCTCAGAGCCGGGGCTTTCACAGCCTGTGTGTTCTTCACAATGGTTTTACCTTCTGTGGGTGGTCTAGAAATTTCGCCTGTTTCTGGATCTATGACTTCTGTGTGCTCTGTGGCAGACACCACACTGGTACGACGAAATGACGCAGTAATTGGCATGGCCTGTGGTCTGGGCGAGTCTTCATCTTCCCCCAGGTCTGCTATGCGTAGTGTGTCCAAATTAAACTCAAGATCTACCTTTTGCCCCACACCTGAACTTGAGCGTGTCTTCATAAACTGTATCTGATAGCGTCCCCGTTCCTTCATGGCCCTAGAGGTAAAGATACCTATCACATTGTCCGCGGTCTGTATCTTGCTCAGTCCGCCCGAGATATGACTGTGGTCAAACTCAATCTCCTCTACAGCAGCCCGGTTCAACTGTGATGCTGTGACTGTGATGCACTGTGTTTCCATGGCTAGGTTACGTATTTCTTCACTGACATATTTGTCTTTGACAAACAGATCTGAGGGCGATACCTTTACTGATAAAGGCATCATTAAATCCAAGTAATCTATGAGCAAAACATCGGGTTTTTGACCTTTTTTAACCTGATATTCCTTCAAATAGGCTCGAATATCGTTGCAATTTTTACCTGAGGGCATATACTTAATCTGTATACTACCCGAGCGTTTTTCCAGCATTTTTACCTTGAGTTCAACGTCGTCTATGTTACGGAATATTTCCCTAGTGGGCACACCAGTGGTCATGGCATCTAGGCGCATGGCCACTAGATTCTCGCTGAGCTCAAAGGTCAAGTAGATCACATTCAGGCCCATCATGGCCCAGTTCACGCCCAGATTGGCTAGGAACAGACTTTTACCTCCACCTGATGCTGCGGCAAATATGTTCAGTTCACCGCGATTAAATCCGCCGTATAATTTTTTATCCACTGAGGGCCAGCCTGTACTGACCTGCCCGTTTGAGTTCTTTAGAAACTCCAATCTAGCTCTGGGATCTGCAAAGTAGTCGGTGCCCATGTCCTTGTTGAGACTGATCTGTAGCGCATCTTTGACCAATTTTTCCACAGGATTGTATTCGCCCTTTTCCAGCAGCTCGGCGCTTTTTAGTATGGCTGCTTCCAGGGCCTTGTGTCTGCTGAATGATTCGAATTCGGTCATGAGCCAATCGTAACTTTCCGGGGGCAGTTTGACATCGTTGAGATCTGATTCGCAGACCGCATTAATCTGTAGTGTAGTGGGCATGACCTTGTACTGATCCACATACTCGTTGATAAATTTGGCTATGGGCCTCAGTCTTTGATCAAATGCTGAAGGATCAAATATGTTTTGACAACGGCTAAAAGTTTCAGCATCGCTGATAAACATTTCCAGATATACTCGTTGTGTTTCGTAGTTGTATTTAGACATGTAGTAGTTTGGTTTCCATTAGTTGTTGTTTAACTGTGTTTGTTTCTTTATAGTGTAGTATAGTTGACAGAGTGTATAGTCTGCCATAGTGTCTGACCGCCTCTGCTGCATCTTTGACACTGGCATCCCAAGGTGGCAGGCTCACAGACCACCCCTGCTCTCTGGCTACTCTTATCATTTTGGCACCTGCACGATCTCGATCTGGTACCACAATGACTTCTCTGCCCAGTTGACGTATTCTAGTTATTTGTGCATCATTGGCTTCATTGCCTAATATGGCAACTCCGTCTATGGCTATGGCATCCAAGGGACCTTCTACCATTATCACGTATTGTCTATTGGGATCTTGTCTGTCTAAATTGAATACATAACTGGGCTGACTATCTGATATATATTTTGGTTTGCCTTCTGTGATTTTTCTTGCAGTAAAACCCACAATACGATCGTTGGAGTAAAAGGGCACGATGATTCTGTCTCTATAGCCCGATTCGGGCGACCAATGCCATGGATACCAATCATAATTTAACCCTCTAGTGGCCAAGTATTCAAATACTGCCATAACCTGTGGATTGTGTTCTAGGTCATGCTCTGCCCATTCAAGTAAAGGTTTTGCGTCATTGGGCAGATGTTTTTCTACCAGTTCTGTTGTGATATGTTTGACTGCTTTGGGTTCATCATCCTTAATTTTTAGGGCATACATACCAAGTTGGTTAACAGTATCTTGTGCCATGCCCAACCATTGAAAAAGTTTTTTAGTGTTGGCACTCAGTAATTTACCCTGTGACCACCCTGCTTTGAATCCACAGTTAAAACAGTGATATTGAAAGGCCGTGTCCTGATTGACTAATACGCCACCTCGTTTTTTAGTATCTCTTGTTTCACCTCTGTTATGGCAACAGACAGCGTCGAAACTGAGCCAACCACTTGGTGTGGATTTTCTTCGAGAAGGCAAGTGTGCTATCAATGTGGAGATAATGGTATTCACATTGATATTTTAACTTCTATACAGTGCTTTGTCAAATCTTCCGTGGTAAGAGGGATTGTCATTATCGCTTTCTGCCGGAGCAGTCGCGGGTATGTGCATTAAACGTATGTAACTGAAGATACCAGTAAAGTTTGCATAAGCTATACCTGTGAATCCGTTGTAGGTACGTGTTTCTATGGTGGCATAACGACCAAAACTATCTGGTGTATTTGACAGTGTGCCCTGTATCAAAACTGTACCTTTATAGCCTGTCATGTACATTGCCAAAGTGTGAAGTGCCTGATTAGCATTGTATTCAGGATGGGCATAGATGTTACCGCTTTTGTGTTCATATAGATCTGTGTCACCGTTTAGATTTTTGGTAAATGCTGTAATTTCTTCACTGGGTTGAAGAACAGGGTATACGTCATCTAAGATATAGGCAGTGCCTGCTACACCATAATAGGTATTGGCATAAGTGGGGGTATAGGTACCGTCTGTGTCAAGTTGTTTGATGCTGAAACTGTAACTAGATTTGTCAAGGTCTACAGTATCGCTTTCTGTAAGACTGAGTAAGGCTAGTCCACGTGTGGCTGTGTTTGTTTCTATAACTTCTAGGCTTTTTTCTAGCACAGTTCGTTTGTTAAGAACATCGTACATTGAGAAAACAAAGGTTTGATCTGTGACCGAAATACGTTTTTGATCGCTGTTCTTAAATTGGATCCTGATATTATTTTTAATACCTTTTTGTATTTGTAGTTCGCGCTGATACATAACTCTGTTAACCCCTTTTACTGTGGCATCCAAATCCAGTGTAACATCCAAAGTATTGCTATATAAATAGATTGGTAAATTTTGCATACCCATATTTATTGATAAAGATGAGCAGTTATTTGACGTTTCAAAAAGACCACCCTTTCATAACCTGCGTTAAGTGTAATGACGTAGAATATATTGGAATTGTTATCAATTTCGACAATTATGTCACCAGTATCTATGATATTAGCAATATAAAATCACAAGACGATCGCAAACGATTTCTTGAACTAGGAGAAGTTTGGTGGTGGGAATCAAACCGCAAGATACCTATCAATATATTTCTAAAACAGGAAATGCTCAGTTTCAAATACAGTATAAAAACTTTTAATAGTAAAGATGTTGAAGTAGTCTTTGGTCCTACAGTAAACCTAGGTGATATTGCAGAAAAGCGTATCAAACGCAAAAGTATACAGTTAGTGAGAACTGTTAAGAATAACCGTAGATAATAGATTCACATATAAGATTCATCTGCACAACCACAGCAGCCGCATAGGCAGTAGCATGGCTTTTCTTAAAGTAATATTCATCACCCTCAGGTTTAGTCCAAACTTCGTTCATCACTGTAGTCCAATCTTTCCCAATCAGATAACGTTTCGCTGGTCTTATTAGGGCTAAAACTGCCGCTAGTTGGGATATGTTCTTTGGTTTCATTTCTCTTAAGATCGAACCATGTCCGTTGACGTGAAAGAGCAAGTTGACGAAGTCGTCCTGTTCCAAAAGTTCCCATAGCGGTTCCTTATTGAGTAGTCGGGTTAGGTGTTCTTCACTGCGAATATCTTTATATATGCCTACGTTCAAAAAATCTATCTTAAAGTAGCCTCTTTGCTCTGCTTCTTTATATGGTATGCTGGCAGATCCTGTGAATGGATTTATTGGAATTTGATGTGGATATATTCCTGTGAGATGTTTTTTATTTTGATCTATACTAGCAGGGATATGTTTAATAATATCCAGTATTTTAGATCTATCTGCAAAGTCGATATCAATATCAGGCATCTTTTTTGATTCGCTTAATAATATTTGTTGTTGAATATTTTTCCATACGTGGAAAGAAGATAATTTTTTCTACTAGGTCGCTACCCACAATTTCTTTACCTTCGTAGTCGCCGCCTTTGATCATTATATCTGGTTTGTAGGCCTTCATCAAGTCTAACATCTCTTCTTCGGTTTCAAAAATGTCCACTCTATCAACAGTTTTGAGATTGAATAACATAGATGCACGTTCATATTCGTTGAAAATTGGTCGTTCTTGGCCTTTAATTTTTTTAATACGTTGATCACTATCAATAAGGACATAGACAAAGCTGTTAGGTGTTGCTTTGGCAAAACGTAGTAGGTTAATATGACCTAGATGTAGTATATCAAAACAACCATTAAGAATAATTTTTTTCATACTTCTCCGGCCTCAGCCATTTTTAAAATTAAACTATATTGTTCAAATGCTTTTTGAACTGCTGGATATTTTCTTGCTAGAAATTTTTCACGTTCTTTTTGTTCCATCATCGCTTCAAACATCCCATAGTGCCCCTGTGATTTCATATGATTGAATACCTGTTCTTCAAAATCTGCAATACGGTTCAATTCACTTTCTGCGATTTCCAAGGTAAACAAAATTTCTGTGTCATAAAAAACTTCTTGGTTAACACTGTTATAATTTGTAGGATCTTGGAAATAATGATTCATATTAATTTTGGTTATCCGTGAAGCACGTTTGTTTGCATCTAATAGTTTTATCTGATGTCTATTACAAAAAGTTTTGATGTTATTATTCAATTCCTACTTCCTTACATATTTCTTTCACTAGAGCAACATCTGCCGGAGTGTCTTTAAACTTGCGTTTCCAGTATGTGATATCAAAAGCAGGTGCTATCATGTCTAACTGTTCATCACTCATATTTGATACCATGGCATATCCTGTCTTGGTATTTAAAATAACCCATGCACTAATTTTTCCATTACGAATATCGTGTACTGCTTTGTTTAGACTAACATATAAAAAATAATGATTAAATTTTGCGTTATGCTCGTCAGCCCACTCCATCATAGTGGTTAAAGATCTTTGTACAGCAGATTCCACTGGTTCAGTTTTTAGTGTTTCATATAGGTATTGTTCATACAATTGATCCTTACACCACTGATCTAGTTTCACACCACTTTTAATTACCCAGTCTACAAATTTTTCTGGGTAAAGGGGATTAACATTATTAAGAAAACTGCCAAATTTTACAAATGCGTTATAGTATGAACTGTCTGCAAATTCATCATAGGTTTTAGGTTTTTTAGCACGTTGAGTAAGTTGCCAAAAACGATTAAAGGCCATAAAGCCTGCTTGAACACGTTTTTCAGTTTCCTGTAAGGCTCGACGTTTGCGTTCGCACATATGGGCAACCAGAGTTTTTTCTTTCATAAAACTCTTACCGCAGTGGATACAATTATGAGGTTGATCAACTAATGCTATCATCTTTATAGGAGCATATCAATATCATTCGTATTCTTTACGTTGTTTTTTATCAAAACCCATTTTATCAAATAATGCCTCGCAGTCTTGTTTAGACATCATACTGGCCTGTAATTTAATTTCATCCATTTTACGAGCAGGGTAAATTTCAGCAAGAAGTTTTTCAATTTTATTGGCTTTTTCTTTTTTGCCTGAAGCAAGATATGGATGATAGCAACTAATGCCAACTCCTGTAGCAGCAAATAATTTCCAAAGTAATTCTTTATGACTTTTACTCAATTGCCAGTGATGTTTATTCACACATTCATTGGTCATTTCCAAAAACCATTCTGTAGTATCCTGATCTTGGCCTTGTACATTTGATGTATATCGCATGAGAATATAAGGGCTAAACGCTTTCTTTTCTTCATCAGTAAGATCTGAATAAAAGTTGTAGTCTTTTAAATCTACTGCCTTTAGTTCGCGTTTGATATCTAGTTTAGCTGCCATCTTTTTTTGATAATTGATATAATATTATACACTGTTCTAAGGCACGTTTCAAGGCTTCATTATGCTCTGCTGCTTCTCTTATATCATGCCATAATTGATTATCTTGAAAGTCTTTTATTATTTTCATTTTGCGTTCGGTCATACCAACTAAAAACCTTTCTTCTGTTCCACGATATCTCTTATAGATCGTATCACCGCCGTCGGGAGATTCATAAATTATTTCTGCACCAGGTTTTAGAGTTCCCATATTTTACCAACATTTAGTATAGTCTACAATCTCGCTTTGTCTACTAACTTCTTTAACAAAGTAAGCACACAAAGGATTATTTCCCTGATGAAGAGGCGTACACAAAAGTTGCCCCGATCTCATTTTAGGGAAATACCATTTTACATCTTGATAAACATCAATGATATCAATTTCATGGAATTCTGGACGGAAACTACTTAATGGATTAAAACAAAAAGTTTTGAATCCTCTATCGTTTAGACTGGTCAGAGGAAGAACTTCCATCTCAGGACCCTCTGGATCTCCCACAATAGTACACCAATCTAATGGCATTGTAATTTCATGTGGCCCAATTCTTAAAACAACCGCCGGTCCAGTAAAACTTTCCAAAAAAATCAAGGGGATGAAGTAATAATCAGGATTGCTACTATCGCTATTATCCAGCACAGCGAAACGAAGGTCTTCCTCAATTTCATCGGGAAGTTCGTTCAAACTAAACATCGTATCTTCTAGAGTAAGTATCTGCATTATTGATATTTGACCTTTTGTATTTCGAATGGATACCGTGCTTCACGGTAAAATTTCTTTCTTTCTGTAAGATGTCGTTTGGCGTATTTGGTGGAAGCCGTAAGGTCCCAGATTTGTACGAAGTCTTTATCTTCAGCTCGTCTAATACCTCGTCCAATACTTTGTATAACCCTAACAAAGCTCTTTCCGGGTTCCAAAAGAACCAAATTAAAAATCCTAGGGATATTAATACCCACAGCGGCCACACCATAAGTCGCCACAATAATCTTGTTATCAGCAGTCGCCACTTCATTGTATTCTTCTTTTCGATCTTTAGTTTTTACCTTGCCAGAAATAAACACCGCCTCATTTAACTTTTCTGTTAAGAATTCACCACTCTCAATCCTATCCACAAGAACAAGTGTATTTCCGGTATCTGCAATTGAATTTATCAAACTACTCAAATAAGTCATTCGATCTGAATCTGTGACTAAAAATTTCAATTCTTCTCGGTATGAACCAAATTCTCTAAATTCTGCTGTTTGTATTACTGTGACATTACATTGAGCCAATACGCCTTTATCTTGCAATTCATGTGCTGCTACACGATGTACGACCTCGCCTAGACTGGCACGCAAACTTTGAAATTCAAAGTCCTCTTTTGGCACAGTTCCTGTCAATCCCCATCTGATTGGGCATTTGCTCAAGTTCTGCGTTAATAACTTTTTAAGAACTTCTGCCTTGGCCATATGCACTTCATCGACCATTACACATTGAACACCGTCTAACAATTCGGCAAGTGTTAAAAGTTCTTCATCTTCTTCACGATTTTTGCTTTTTTTGTCTAAAATATTCAGACTCTGCCAAGTGCAAATTGTATGTGTGTGATTTAATTCTTTTCTATCTCCATAGTAGACTCCAACATCTAGTCCTACGTTAATAAAATCTTCTTCCGTTTGTTCTACTAGACTTTTGTTGGGAACAATGGTTACAGTTCTACCATATTTTTCACAGATTTTTGCCAAAGTTGCGGTGGTTATAGTTTTACCAAATCCTGTGGCAATTTCTTGAATACATTGTGGATTGGATAAAAACTTATTGATAACTTCTACTTGGTCATCACGCAATCTAATAGGTTGTCCTTCAAACCTGTGTGATTTAGGCCAGCATTTTTCACCCCAAAAATCTTCAAAAATTTCGTCAAATTTTAGGCTATAATCTGACCTGTAATCTTCTAACTCGATGTAGTAGTTTTTACTTTCTAAAAATTCTAGAACCTGGGGTAGCATAGAAAGATAGGTGGTTCCGCCAAGACCGAAAAAACTTACAGTTCCGTCCCAACGACCTAATTTATAAGCTGGTCTGAAGCGGGCAGTAGGATCCTCATACTTGAATTTTTTGACCAAAGACTTTCTTGTGTCAAGATCTAGATTTTCTATCTTAACATTAACTTCATCTTTAATAATAACTTTACAAGTTGCCAAAATCTAGAGTCCTTTGATCTTTTTTCTCACTGTAATAAATCATATTTTCATGATTTTTCGCAAAATTTCTCACTGTATAGTGTACATTACTATGACCTAGATGTACAGCAAGATTAAACTTCTTTTTATATTTTAACACAGGTTTAGGAAGTTTACTACATAAAAATACAATTTTTGTTTCATCACTGAGTGGACTATTTAGATTGTTATTTTTCACAAAATCATTGAAATCTTTGTCTGTTTCTGTGGGCAATCTAAACATTACACTAATGTCTCTTGACTCGATGCCTATTTCTGATAAAAAATCGTAGGCCATGGATAGTTTTTCTAACTCACTACCGCCCGGTACTATAAAGATTGCAGGTAGTAAATTTAATACAATATGTCTAATCTCAAAAATATCAATTTTTTCCGAATTTATATGAAAATCCTTTTCACAAGGGTTTGATAAGAATTGGTGTGTGATGGTTAGTTGTTCATCTGAGGTTAGGTATTGATTAATGTTTTCGTCCCAGGTAAAAATTCCTTTCTTTCTTGCCTCAAATAAGGCAGAAATGACATTTTTTGATTCTAAAACGGGGCAATTTTCTGGTAAATTGACAAATTTTAGGTCATTATTTTCATAACTTAGTAAAGGTACATGTTTTTCTAAATTAGCCTGAATTTTTTTGACCTGATCAAAAAGAATTCGCACATCATCTTCAATTTCGAAATCATATTTTTCACTAATTTCATGCGCTAATGCCAATGTTTCTTCTTGCAGGGGACAAAACCACCCAGATTTTTCCTTATCCCAATAAACTTGGGTACCTACATCTCTATGTTTTCTAAAATTTGATACAATTTCTTCATGATATGGAAATTCTATTTTTAAAACTCTAGAATAAATTGAGTCATCTTGAATTTTTATAATCTTTTGATTGGAAATGACACGAAAAGGTGTTTTCCATTTGGGATTTTGAAGGTCATTAGATAAAGAACGGCCAATTTTTTGCTCCAAATAGGTTTGATGCCTTTTTACAATCTTAAGACAGGCCATACCTTGCTTTTCAGTTATAGAATTTTTCTCATAAAGTTGCAAAGTGATGCTACTCAATAAATTTCTGTCCCAATTATTAAGGGGAGCACTATTTCCGTGGTGTAAGATTGTAATTAGGTCTTCAATATTCATGTTATAATGAAATATCCTCTAATCCTGCGGTGCGTAATTTGATAATATTGCTAAGTTGCCACTGTTTTATGTCTAGTCCTTTGATAATACCTAACCATTGGTTGCGTAACATGGCAAATTCGTTGATAATCTTTTCCATATCTACTACATCGGCCTCGCCGTCCACATATTTTTCAACATCTCTGCTGCTTAGAGCACGTTGATAGTTTTCTAAATATTTTTTGAACGATTTTGACCTAATACGACGTAGTTCAATATTAAGATATTCTAATATGGCCTCAATTTCCTGTAATTGATTAAATCTATGCTCAACAATACCAGGTAATGACGCAGAGGCCTTCTCCACGTTGCCGTGGATCTTGACCTCTTTCTTTGCGCTATCTAGTTCTTGATAAAAATGGTCTAAACAATTAGGAAGGTGAGCGATATCTTTGGATACACGCGAATACCAAGACATTAATAGTCCTCGTCTTCTGCCTCATCATCCCAATCATCATAATCCTCGTCATCTTCTTCGCCTTCTTCACCTAAAATTAGGTCAATTGCAGAATCAAGATGCCGATCATACCCTTTTAGGCCTTCCAAAGTTTCGTCGTCTACATCCTTACTTTGTAAGAACTCTAGAAACTGCGTTGCCGCAGTTTCACGAGTTTTTTCTGGAATATATTCTTTGAAAGTTTCCCATACTTCAATAATCAATTCTTCGTCCATTATGCTTCCTCAGTGTCTTCAGTTTCTATGACAGAAACGTTAACTGATGAATTATCCCATTCGGTCATAATTACTGCCAATTTATCTTCGGACCAGTTTTTACGAAATTCGGAAATGGTGTCACCAGTTTTCTTACTTATATATTGTAACTTATTTCCGCTTTTTGTCAATACTCCCATCTTTTCAAACATGTCTACGAGACCTGAAGTAGGACTCATACCTGTCGAATAGGGAATCTTGACCTGTACCGATTCAAAAGGTTTGGCATAACGTGTTTTCATGACCTTACAGGCCGAACGAATACCTAATACATCGCTCACTTTATTGCCATCCTCATCCTCTTTGAGTTTGAGTTTTTTCATAGCAACTACAATAGATGACGCATAAATGAAGCCTTGCCCGCCACTTATTTTGTCATCGGGATCAAACATATCTTGGCTGGCATAGGTATGGTTAGTACATACTAAGCCTACATTATAACTACCAAACATATTAACACAGTTGCGAACAAGTGCTGTCAATGCCTTGGGCTTACGACCCATGTCACCTTTTAGATCACCTGCTTCGAATTGATTAATATCAGTGGGTGTTAATAACATACCAAGACTGTCAATAACAAATAATACCTTAGGACGCTCATCTTCAGGCATTGCTTTGTATTCTTTCATAAACTCATTAATAGTTTTAGCCACATCATCAATCATGGCTAAACTTAATTTAAGTAGTTTATTTTCTGATGTGTCTACGCCCAAGGCTTTTAGCCATTCCTCATCTAGAGCATTTTCTGAGTCAACTAGAATACAGTAAATCCCCTGCTCTTGAGCGTGACGAATAATATTCCCAGAACAGATATAAGATTTACCTGCACCGCTTTCACCGGCAAACACTGTAACCTTACCGAGGGGAACTCCTTTGAAGAAGTCCCCAGAGATAAGATAATTTAGTGCGTAATTGCCAGTTGAAATCCAGTCAGTAGGATCGTTAAAGCCAATACCAAGACCTTCAATAGATTTAGTAATAGTTTTACGAAACTTTGAAATATCAAAGGCTTTGGCCATAATTATTCGTCCCTTTCCATTTCTGTAGCTTCCTTAACTAGGGCAGCAAGTTGTGATAATTCACTGACCATGATTTTAACATTTTTATAATCACCGCCTTTATCACGGCCACTGATTTCAAACATATAACCATTATCGTACATATTCACAGTGAACGATTCATTAACCTTGGCAAGTTTATCGCCAATCTTAGAGATTGAATTCTTAACCATAACAATCTCCTATTATTGTTGTTGACGCTTGCGAATCATTGCGATGATGTCAGCGGCACGGCTACCTGCATCACTGCCTTCTGCTGCTTCGGCTACTGGAGCCGATTTAGTTTTAGGAACATCTGGTTCAAATGGTGGATCTACTTCCGTATCATCCTCTATCTGTTTAGCCATAATTTTGGGACTAGCTAATTTGGCAGTTGATTCACTACCCCCCATACCTACTGGTTTATAGTATTGACTCCAACGTTCCATGTCAAATGCTTCACCATCTACTGATGCTTCAAAC